CGTTCACGCAGGGGCTTCCGTCTGTTGAATCCCACGGAGCACTTTTCGGGTGCCCGACATAACGGAGCCCGTCGTCTCCAACAATCGAGACGAGGTAGATGTCGGTGGCGCGGGCGTAGTGCCAAGCGCCCATGTCTCCCACGGTGCAGTCCTTGGAGTAGAACGATTCAAAGTCGATGGCGTAGGTCGGCATTCAGAAGTGTTCGGGTTGCGAGGTTAATACACCCCGCAACCCTTTTTGTTTACTCCTTGTGAGTTAATGCACGGCCAAGCTCGTGCCCGAAGTTTCCCGCGTTCTCTTCAGAGAACGGCGCAGCCCTTCCGATAGACGCGGCCAAAGCGAGGATTGCTGGGGCCAAGTCTCCGTCAACTCCGTCAAACTGAACATTTGCGCGGAGCCAGTTAAAGTCTTCGATGACTGGGTCCATCTCACGCGAGGGTTCGTCAATCATGTAAAGCGAGGTTTGAGGCTGGTTCATATCAAGCGAGGGTTGAGATGAGTTCCTTTTGAGCCTCGGTGACAAGGCCAGCCGAACGAATGGTCGGCGTCCACCACGACTTGTCGGCTTTTGTCATAATGACGCTGCCCAAGTCCCACTGCCCGCCCTTCAAGCCGGTAGCGGCAAGGTGGGTGCGGAGGCTGGTTGCGATCGGCACAGCCACGCCGCTGTAAGCGGTCGAAGCGAAGGTCGCCACGGCGCGGGTGTAGCGGGTGCCATCCGAAGCGATGTTGTAGAACAACGGTTCGGCGTCATCGCTGATGTCATCCATCGCTTGAATCAAGAACTCAACCGTGGCGATCTCGGAGAAGAATCCGGCACCGCGGGTCCAGTGGACTTGACCACCGGCTTCGCGCACCTCGGAGGCGCTGTTAAAGAGCCTCGCGGGGTTCTGCTCGCGGTCGTCGTATGGGATATTCTCTTGATACTGCTTCATCATTTGAAGCGCGATGACGCGCATGGGAACGCCCTTCTTCTTGTCAGTAGGGTCGATTTTGGAAATCGCGTGTTGCTTGTCGAGAACCCAAGTGCCAGGGCTGAACTGGTCAGCGAGGACACCCGTTTTATTGACAAGGTTGATGCGCGGGAGGCGTGTGTCTGAGGCACTCCAGTCGCCGACCAGTCCCTTCTCCGCGAGCGCGGTGGTGGTTGTGATGTTGGCGAGGGCGTTGCTCTCGGGTTTCGTGGTCGCGAGTTGTTTGGACTCGGTTGTCGTGGTGGTTTCGTCGAATGTTATTGTTGCCATTTTTGGTATTTTTCGGTTTTGGTTTTTGCTCTGGGGTGGGGGTTAGACCTTATGAGGTTATTACTCGTTCAAAAGTTTTTTGATTTTTTTAAGAACGAGATCGTGCCCTCGACTTTCGCTGCGTTGGCGTCGATCAGCTTGTCGCGTAGAGCCGCTTTGGCTTTAGCCATTTGCCCACGCTCCGCGGTGCGGGAGTAGGCTTTTTCCAACTCGCCGATTTTTAGTTTGGCGCAGGCCGCAAAAGCCTCCGGCGTGATTTTTTCTTTCACGACTTCCCAAGCGGCTTGCGGATCGGTGATCTCAAACGCGCTGCTCCGTTCGGCGAGTTCCCACCCTGGAATTTCCACGCCCGAGAGGCGAAGCTCCAAGGCCCGCGCATCCACTTTCTCAGCCCAGCCTTTGAGGATGGGAGCGAGCTTTTTGGCGAGTGCCATTTTCTCGGGATCGGTGATGACCGCAGGGTCGTATTCAGGTGGTAGCGCGAGTTCTTCCGGCTGATACTTGCTGGCGATCGTGAGCGCGAGGCTGTTGAGCTTGTGGCACTGTGCGCGGTTATTACACCAAGCGCAGTGACCGCCTGTCTGGTAGCTTGCGGGGTCGTTTCGTTTGGCGGCGGCGACGATGGCAGTGACCGCAGCGACAAGCCGGTCGTAATCCGCATCGCGAGTCCACTCCACGACATCAATGATGCCCTGGAAGGGGAGCAACACATGAACAGTTATTTTGTTTATGTTGGGGTGTGCATCCCAAATTCCGACGCTGTAAGCCCAAAATTGAGGCGAATCCGCTTCATATTTCCCCCATGCGAACTTGTAATCAACCAATTCGGCGGTGTCACCGTGAAGCATGATGTGGTCGATGTGCCCGAACTGATCGAGCACGATGTAGCGCCGTTCCCGAATTTCCTCCAGCCCTGCTCCGCACTTCTCGCGAAGCTGCCGGAGGTATTGCAGGCAGAGCCCCGCGCATTTGCGAAGGAACTCGTCATCGGCGGGGATGACATCGAGGTTCTCTTTTTCGATCGCGAGGTGCCCTAGGGTGCCGCGGTCAGCAGCGGTGGTGTCTCGCGTGTTGTCGTTGCGAAAGCCTGGGCATTTCGCTTTTTCTTTGAGTGACGACGGAGAATGCTCCGCGTGTTCTTTTTCTGTTGGTGCCGCCGCGATCGACACCTCTGCTATGTCGCGGTTGGTTTCCTTTGTCATAATTCCTTCGTTCAAAATTTGCTGATTCTCGCGCTTGTGGCGTGTGAGGTGCAGAGCGGCCTGCTCGACTGTTCCTGGCGCGTAAAGGCGCAGCGCCAGAGCGCGGTTTTTCGCCCCGACCCGCCGCACTCTCCCGATCGCTTGTTCCTCCGCGGTGCCTGAAAATTGCGGGCAAAGAAGGGCCGTGCGTGGCGCGTTACCGTGCGTGTCGTGGAGGTCGATGGATTGACCTCCGGCACCGATTTGAACAACGAGACAGCGCAGCACATTGGCCTGAAATCTATCGCGGCTTGCCTGTCGCAATTCCTGCGACACCCTCCCGTCAATCGTCTCGCTCATCTCCCCCAGCAATGCGGCGGCTTTGTCGATCGACTCGTGGAAATTGAGAAACAACACAACGCTCCCGCCTTCTTCGACGATCTCTTTCGCTCGCTCCACGAGGTAGGGGACTTTGATGAGTTCGATCGCTTGGCGTTGCCGGAGGTTCTTCACCGCAGCGGGGTCTTCAATGTCGATCATCTCCGAGTAGAGTTTGAGGATTTCGTCGCGGTCCTCGCTCGAAAGATGGATCGGCTCATCGCAGAGCCGGAGTTCGGGGAGTTGGTCAGACAGCACGGCATCCAAGGTGCGGTTGCCGCGACTCGTAAAAATGGAATGGTGCAGATGCTCCATGCGGAGCTTGTTCTCGGGAGTCTTCGGGTCCCATTCTAGACCGCCCCAGCGCCCGTTCTCAGCCCCCATCTTTCGCACCCAGCCCCAGAACGCCCTAGGGTGAAACAAGCCGAGCTTCGCCCCGATCGCTTTCATGCGAAGCGGGCTCTCCGCTGCGGTTGCCGAGAGCATCAGCACGCGGTAGGGAGCGGCTTCGAGCATCTTGCTGTTCGTGCTTTTGTAGCCTGCGAAAACATGAACTTCGTCCACGACCAGGAGGAGCGTTTCAGGAGTCCACTTAAAATCTTTGCCTGACTTTTTGACCCATGGGGTGTTTCCCGCACGGAGCTTTTCAGGGTTTTCGACAAACACCGGCTCGATGCCGAACGCCTCCAGAGTAGCTTGCCACTTGGCTTTAACGCTCTTGGGGCAGACGACCCCTACGGGGAGACCGTAGCGACGGGCTGTTTCGCAGGCGATGATTGTCTTGCCGCCCCCGCAGCCGGTCGCCTCCAGCGAGGCTCCGTTGGCGTCGAGACTCGCGAGGTTTTTCTCCACCGCGTCTTGCTGGAATGGGTAGAGGGAAAACTTCATTCCTCCTCGAAGCCTGCAATCTGGGCGGCACAGCGGGCATAGCCCGCAATGTCCACATAGGAATCGCGAGTTGGCGTGTAAACAGCCCGTGCGATTTTGAGGAGAATCATCAGGTGAGCCACATCCAACGGCGAAAGCTGGGCATTCGGGTCTTTTCGGGCCTGAATATAGGCATTCCAGTGGGCCGCGATTCGCTCGTGGTTGGGCGTCGCTTTGTCGTAATCGCGGCGACGATCGCCGGTCGTCACTTCAATGGCGGTTTGAAGAATCGAGGTTGTGTGGTTATTACTCATTCACCAAAGAAGACTCGCGGAGGATTTCGATAAATTTTTCGGCGGAGAGAACCACGATCCATTCGTGGTCGTTCCGCTTGTGAAATACGACAGGGATTTTCCCTGGCTTGGCGTCGCGCTGCGCCTGCTCAAGCCAGACATAAGGGTTCCCCGCCTCCACCCTTTTGCACTCGATGTGCAGCGGTAGAGAGTCGCACACGACATCGCTTTCGGTCAGACCGAAGCGCCCTTGCGAGAACTGGACCCCACGCTTCGCGGGGAACCCCTGATCGGTGAGAAATCCGGCAAGCTCGCGCTCGCCCCGTGCGCCCTTGGCGCGTGAATTGATTCGCTTGCTCATATATTAAAAAGTGAAGTTCGCCCTTTGCACCAGCGCACCAAGTCAGCTTCGCGATAGACGAATTTTTTGAGGCCCAGTTTTTTGTATGGGAGGTTCATAGCTTGACGCCAGTAAGCCAGGTTTCCCCGACTTACTGGACGACCTAAAAGCTCTGAAAGTCTTTCCAGAGCCCGATCCGCTTCGTAGCTCGTTTCCGCAGGAACTTCGGCGGGCTTTGCCCCGACAATTTCCAAACGGATTTTACCCCCTGGTCCCTGCTCTGCTTTGAAGTAGTCGCATTCCAGAATCATAATCTTAAATAGCGATACCTCCTCAAATAGAGCCTGAGAGCCCTTCGGATGATCCACGACGCGGTTTTTTTCATTCGTTTTTGTTCAAGCTCCAGACCCTTTTCGATGTCTGGCGCTGATGGAAAAGATCGAATCTGTTTAGGATTTCGAGGGTTCATCATGCGGCAACCCAATCAACTCAGGGTCGTCCAAAGCGCACTCAGCGGAGTCTTTCAAAAACTCTAGGCTGAGAACATCAACGGAAGTTCCCGATTTAGCAGAAAGCTCCTTTAGGGTTTCGGCCAATTCATTGTCGATTGTCAGGGTTAATATCATATACGGTTATATTATTTTTATTTTGATGGTTTGGTTATTACACGCCCTGGGGAGAAAGTGTTGAAATGGAGTGAAGTTCTGAGGGGAACGCTTGTTTTTACTTCGAGAGCTTTTTGTGAAGAACCTTGGCAAGCTCGATGATCTTCGGGTCCATCCCGTCTTTAGCGCGTTCTCTTGGCGAATCGCTTTGCATGGTGAGGGATTTTTTGGCTTGCTCAAGGAAGACCCCACTCGGGTCTTCTTTTTCTAGGTATTGTTCGGTTGCTTGACGCATTAAGGCGCTAATTGAAACGCTTTTATATGCGGCCATAATTTTTAAGGCGTAGTGGACCTCGTTGCTTTCAACATACGAGACGCGACTTGTTCCTTCTTTTAGTTGGTTAGGCATATTGTTCCTTTCGTTGTTTTCGCTGTCGGGTTGTTAGACAACGCAACCCGAAAAATGTTCACCAAGTTAATAACCCGTCAAGTTTATTTTCCCTCGCATACCTCCGAACCCGTTCGGGGGTTATTGAAAACCAACCTTCTGCGCTGACTTTTGAGACGAGGGCTTTGTAGTGTTTATTGAGCATGGCGGGAGAGTTCCCCGCAATTTCCGCTGTCATCGCGGCGTTCCGGTGCAGAGCCAGGTGGTATGAGCAGAACGAGTGCCGCAGTGCGTTTTGTTTGGTCTCCACCCCGCAGGCTTTCAATCGAGCTTCATCGAGACTCTCGATTTTGTGTGTCGGGACGATAGGCCCTGCCTGCGGCCCGAACTCTTTCAGCCATTGCTTGAGGCACTCGGGGATGTCCAGAGTCCGCCCAGTGCGGGTTTTTGTGATTTCAGGGCCGAGGCGGATCATTTTTTCGTCGAACAAGACATCAGCCATCGTGAGTTTTTTGTTCGAGGCTTCGGAGCGTCTTGTTCCTCCGAACGCCATCAGCGCCACATATGGCAGATATTTTCTGTCAGTCGCGATGAAGAGGCGGCAAAGCTCCGGTGGGGTGTAGAACACCGGCGTCTCGTCGCGCAGAGCGGGAAGGTCGCAGTCGATATTGACTTTGTCCTCGGAAACAAACCGCTGTTTTCTTGCGAACCGAAGCATCGCCAAGAGCGTCCCGAACAAATTGTGCTTCGACCTCGCGTTGTATTTTGAGGCTCTCAGGAAGGCCAGGTATTCTTCGGGCGCAATCGTGTCGATGTGCCGCTTGCCGAACTCCGGCTCCCATACATTCCGGTGGTGGCGTAGCGTCTGGTAGTAACGCTGCGAAAGTCCTCGCTCCTCGGCGCGGGCGTAGAACGCATCATAGACCTCGGAAAAACTTTTGGGATTCGCCGAAGTGTATTCGTGGAATTTCAAGTAGAACTCGACCGCGACATGGAGCGGGATTTTGCCGAGGCGTTGGCGGCACTCGTTGAAATAAACGATGTCTTCCCCGCAGAGCATCGTGGCTGCTCCGTCGCTAGTCGCGAGATGTTTCACGATTCGCTCCGCCTCTATCATAGCCGCGGCTTCTTTGTTGTAGGATTTGTTGTAGGTCTTCTTGCCTACTTTCCATTTTAGGCGGTGCGTTGTGTATCCGTTGCGAAGCAGTTTTGAGATTCTCACTACGGCGTGTCCGCAGCGCATGACCGAGTTTTTTTCGTCGATGTTTTCAATTTGGGTTTTCATTTTTTCCTTTCTGGTTTTGTCCCAAAAATTGGGACAAAGTGTGTTTTGCGGTGTAATAACCTATACAAAGAATAATACACCGCAACGAAAAAACCCGTAGGCTTGCGTAGGAGAACCAGAAATTTGTCCCCGAAAAATTAGGACAAAAAAGAACGGAGCCTACGGGGCTCGAATTCGTGTATGAAATTGTATAAGGTATTACCAAAAAATATATTGTGTAAAAGCGAAATTGACTGTGTCCCAAGTTAGACCTACCTTGTCCTGAAATGGTTCAAAATAAAGTTGGGATTTTTGTCGATGACGGCAAAACACCGGTCCCAAAAAATAGCATTGTTCGCTATGGCTATGTTTATCCTCCGGGCACCGCGGATTGGACGATCGAGCTTCACGCTTACCGAGCATTAGCAAAAGACGGCACGCCGCGAGAGGAAAATTTCAAGCGGGCCGCAATGATGTTTTTCTCGAAAAACTCGGAGCCGTTTATCTGGCATCCGTGGGCCGACGATATGCTCTATGAGTGCTGCTACTCGCAGTTCGTGGGCTTTGCGGGCTGCGGTTCGTCGGGCAAGTCGGATTTCATGGCGGTTTGGATTTTGCTCAACTGGCTCGCCGCGCCTTATCACACGCTGGGGCTTCTGACCTCGACTTCAATTCGCGATTCCAAGAAGCGCGTTTGGGGTGCGGTGGCCCGCTATTGGCCTGCGATTGCACCTGTCGCGCCTGCGAAGCTCACGGACACGCCGACTCCGGCGATCTATGTGATGCGCGACAAGGTTCGCATGGAGCAGGCAGGCGTGTATCTCATCCCTGCCGAAGCGAAGAAGACCAATGAGGTGACGGGCAAGATGCGAGGCATGAAAGCGCCGCGAGTCTTTCTGGCAGCGGATGAGTTGTCGGAGCTTTCCCACTCGCTCCTAGACACGGCGATGAGCAACCTCGCGAACAACGCGGTGCTCCACATCTGCGCGGCGGCGAACCCTGTTTCTTACTACGATCCTTTCGGAAAATTCGCGGAGCCGCAAAACGGATGGGGCAGTATCACGGTGAACGACGATCGCTGGGAAACCAAGCTGGGTGGGGTTTGCCTGCACTTCGACGCGATGCGGAACCCGAATTATTTGGCGAAGGAAAATCTTTGGCCGATTCAAAAATGGGAAAAGATCGAGGAAGCGGTGGAGCGCCTTGGCGAGGATTCACCGATGTTTTGGCGCGACTACCGCGGCTTCTGGCCCCCGCAGGGCGTGAGCAAAGCGATCTACTCGGAGAGCGAGATCATCAAGTTCAAGGCGGATCAGCCGCCGGTCTGGCAAGGCGCGACGACGCGGATCGCGGGCGTTGATCCCTCGTTTGTTTCGGGTGGAGACCGCTGCGTGCTGTTCGTTGGGAGCTATGGCTTGAACAAAGACGGGGTAGAGCAGGTATCATTTGATACCTTCCATTTTGTCGAGGACGACGCGACCTCGAACGAGCCGCGCACCTTTCAGGTGGCGGCGAAGATCGCCGAAATTTTGCGGCGCGAGCGGGTGCAGTCTTACCACCTCGGAGTCGATGTGACGGGCGGGGGCGTGCCGTTTTGCGATGCGTTATCCCGCGTTCTAGGTAGCAATGATTTTCTTCGGGTGCATTTCGGCGGGTCTCCGAGCGATCGGTCTCTCTCGGCTTACGATGCGACGAAAGCCAACGACAAGTATGTGAACCGCGTCACCGAGCTTTGGTTCGGTGCCAAGGAGTATTTACAGAATGGGCAACTGCGCGGCATTGGCCCCGACCTCGCCCAGGAAATGACGGCCCGCAATTTCGAGACTCGCAAATCGGGCGGGATGAAATTGTGCGTCGAGCCGAAAGCGGACATGAAAGCGCGGATGGGGCGCTCCCCCGACATCGCCGACGCGGCGTTTGTTTTATTGGAGGTGGTGCGCGAGCGGATGGGCCTTCGACCGCCCCAGGAGAGCGGATCGCGGGTTGCCCGCCCTTGGCGCAAGATGATGGGGCGCTTCGATGTCAAGCGTAATTCGCCTTGCCTTTTGGACGCCTAGGTGTAATAATTCTGCAACCATGGAAGCTGTTGAATACCCTTTGACGATCGAGCAAGGTTCCACTTTTCAGAAGCAATTTCGCTGGAAGGTGGACGGGCAGGTTATGAACCTGACGGGTTACACGGCCAAGATGCAGGCCCGCAAGAGCTACGGCGGTGCGGTTGGTTTTGAACTCAGCACCGAGAACAGCCGGATTTTGTTGGGCGGCGCGGGGGGAACGGTCTCATTGGAGATGGCTCCTGAAGAAACGGCGGCGCTCCCTGTGGGAAATTTTGTTTACGATTTGGAACTGACGACCGGCGGCGTGGTCCGCAAACTTATTCGCGGCACGGTGGTTGTGCTGCCGGAGGCAACGATCTGATATGGCGGAGATTATCGAAATTATTGGCTCGGGATTGACTGGCCCCCAGGGGCCCCGCGGGTTGCCTGGGTTGAACGGAGCCCCTGGAGCCGCTGGGGCGCAAGGTCAGATTGGCCCCGTCGGCCCCGTCGGCCCTGTCGGCCCTCAGGGTTTGCAAGGCGACAAGGGCGACCGCGGGCTGCAAGGTCCTAAAGGCGATAGCATTGTCGGTCCCCAGGGCGAGCGCGGGTTAAAGGGCGACAAAGGCGACCGCGGCGTGGAAGGTCCTATGGGCCCCGTCGGCCCCGTCGGCCCGTCTGGCGGACCAGGCCCCGCTGGGGCGATGGGCCCCCGTGGTTTTCAAGGTTTGCGCGGCGACCCAGGCCCCCAGGGCATCGAAGGCCCCCGCGGATTGCAGGGCGTGCAGGGCAATAAAGGCGATACCGGCGCAGTCGGGCCCGCAGGTCCCCGCGGTTATACCGGCCCGCAAGGCCCCCAGGGCGAGGTTAGCAAAGGGTCAGTTATGGCTTTTAGCATCGCTCTTGGAGGCGTGTGAAACAGCAATACACCGGCCCTTACACCTTCGACCTCGCCACGCGCACGATTACGCTGGCGGGTATTGAGGTTCCCCAGGAGCGATTGGCACTGATCGTTAATTCGACGGTCGGGTTTATTTACCACAACCTCGAACACGAACCGACGGCGCAGGTCACGATCTCTGGCGGCGACACGACGATTGTTTTTCCGCAATACAAGGACTGCGAGACGCATCGCGATTCCGACGCGTTGTCGATTTTTTATGACGATGGCGTCGATCTTGGACAGTTGATTAAGGACGAGTCGGACGAGACGCAGGCGTTGTTGCAGGCCGAGTTTGACGAGACGCAGACTTTAGTTTCTGCGTTCAAGGACGAGTTCAAGGACGAGATTGACCACACCCAATCGGTTTTAGAGACGCGGCTGGAGGCCATCGACATTACTCTTGCAGACTTTCAAGCCGAGGCTTTGGCCGAGTCCAATGCTACGCAGAATTTTTTGAGCGATACTCTGCGTCCTGTTTTGGATGGTTTTAAGACCGAAGCGAAAAGCGAGTCGGATGCGACGCAGACGCTTTTGAACCTCAAGCTCTCGGGGCTGATTAACGGGTTTTTGGGGCTGGACGCCCTCGCCAAGTATTCTGCGGAAAATGGGGTCGAGATTGATTTCACCCCCGGGGGATACGGCCCGTCGCAGATTGTGTTTTCGCAAGGCGGCACCCCTATTAAAACGATCAATCTCACTTATGACGCGAGGGGGGCTTTGGTTTTAGTTTCCGCTTGATTTTTCGCTTGTTTGATGTAATAACCACATAACCCGTGAAGCAACAATACAAAGGCCCTACACTTTTCGATGTCGCCACGCGCACGATCACGATGCTGGGCATCGAGGTGCCGCCGGAGCGGGTGTTGCTGGTGGTTAATTCCACGGTTGGTTTCGTTTATCACAATTTTGCGATTGAGCCGAATGGGGATATTTCGATCTCCGGCGGGAATACGGTCATTGTTTTTCCGCCGTATAAGGATTGTGACACACACCGGAATACCGACGCACTTTCGATTTTTTACGACGACGGGGTCGATCTCGGGAAGCTCATTAAGGACGAGTCGGACGAGACTCAGACGCTCGTTCAAAACGAATTTAACGAGACACAAACGCTGCTGACCGCTTTCAAAGAGGAGGTCAAAGCAGAGTTCGACGAGACTCAAGCCATCATCGAGCCGCGTCTGGAGTCGATCGACACGGTTCTTACGGCATTCAAGGCCGAAGCCAAGACGGAGTCCGATGCCACCCAAGTAATCCTTGAAAATCTTTACACGAAGGTTTCGGATTTTAAGACAGAGGCAAAGAGCGAGTCGGACGACACGCAGAGCATTTTAACGACAAAGCTCCCCGATCCGGTGAACGGGCGCATCCCTGTCGAAACGGTGGGGGCTTTTGACCCGACCAACGGGGTGTCGATCGCGATGGATTATGGTGCTTACGGCCCCACCCAAGCGAGGTTTTCCCGCAGTGGATCGGTGGTTAAGACCGTGAATTTGATTTACGACCTCAACGGAAACCTGACTTCCGTGATCCCAGGATGAGATTTTTATTCAACCCTATCACCTCGCAGTTTAATGCGGCTCCTCCTAGGGAGATCGTTTACTCTGACACGGCCCCTGCGTTTCCTGTTGAGGGCACTCGCTGGGTCAATACGCTGGAGATTCGCGAGTATGTATTTACCTTCGATGCCAGCGGCACGGGGTATTGGGTGGAAGTGGGCGTCGGATCGACCGGCCCCCAGGGGGAGCAGGGAATCCAAGGCATCCAGGGAATCCAAGGCATCCAGGGAATCCAAGGCGAACAAGGCCCTGCTGCCACGGTAGCTGTTGGCACCGTCACGACTGGTGAGCCTGGAACGAGTGTTTCGGTCTCGAATGCAGGCACAAGCGGAGCCGCGGTTTTAGATTTTACAATCCCTAGGGGCGCAGTCGGGCAAACCGGCGCAGTCGGCCCCCAGGGGCCACAGGGCATACAGGGGCCGAAAGGCGACGACGGCGCAAGCGTCGTGCTCAAAGGCGCAGTGAATTTTTATTCTGATCTTTCTGCAATCACTAACAAGACCCAAGGCGATCTGTATGTCGTCCAAAGCGACGGCAACGGGTATGTGTGGAGTGGATCGGGCTGGGTAAATGTCGGGCAAATCCGCGGACCGAAAGGCGACACCGGAGCGCAAGGCCCCGCAGGCCCCGCGCCAGCGGGAACCGGTGCGGTGGTTGTGAGTAACGGTGTTGTGGGAACGCCCGTCGGTTACGGCACCACCAATGTCGCCAGCACACTCGTTCAGCGTGACGCCAGTGGAAATTTTTCGGCAGGCACGATCACAGCGAATATCACCGGCAATGTCACGGGGAGCGTGACTGGCGGCGTATCCGGCAACGCAGGCACCGCGACCAAACTCGCCACGGCCCGCACGATCAATGTCTCCGGCGATGTCACGGGGACGGCGCAGAGTTTCGACGGCTCGGCGGACATTTCGATCCCAACGGCGATTACGGCGGGTTCGATTGTCGATGCTGACATCAATACCGCAGCGAACATTTCCGACACAAAGCTCGCGACGATTTCAACGGCGAATAAGGTAAGCAACTCCGCCACCACGGCGACAAGCGCGAACACCGCTTTTGCAATCGTGGCGCGGGATGCAAACGGCAATTTTTCTGCAAACCAAATCACCGCGAATCTCACGGGCAATGTTACCGGCAACGCTACGAATGTTTCTGGAACGGTAGCAATTCTTAACGGCGGCACGGGGGCGAGCACGGCGGCAGGTGCGTTGGTTAATCTCGGAGCAGCGGCAAGTTCCCACGCGCATGGGAACATTACCAATGCAGGAGCGATCGGAACGACTGCGAGCTTACCGATTATTACTGGCGCGAGCGGCGTCCTCCAAGCAGGGGCTTTTGGAACGACTGCGGGGAGTTTCTGCCAAGGTAATGACCCCCGCCTTCAAACCCCGTGGGTTTCAAAGACCACTTCCTACACCGCAGTCGCAGGCGACCGGATCAGCGCCAACACCACGGCGGCAGCGTTTACGATCACCCTCCCAGCCTCCCCCGCTGCGTTCACTGAAATTGTTTTTGCTGACCATTACAACCAGTGGGCAACTCGCAATCTCACGATTGCCCGTAATGGGCAAAACATCGAGGGGCTCGCTGAAGACCTTGTGTGCAATGTCGCCGGATTACAAATCACCTTACGATATGAAGGAACAACCTGGAGAGTCTATACATGAACCTAAGTAGCATTAAACCAAATTTTAGCGCGTCCGCTGTGGCTAACACTTTAGTCTTGCGCGACGCAAATAATAGAATGGTCGGCAAGGCAAGTGAGTTGCATCCCGATGGGATTCATACCATGACTGCGGCAACCACCCTCGCTGACGCGGATGAGTTGCTGGTTTGGGAAGCCTCAACATCCACATTAAAAAGAATCACAAAATCTGCTTTTAATTTATCTATGAACACTAATAACCCTGTCGCCAGATGGAGCGGAATTTCTGGGGCTCACGCACTTCAGTATGAATATGGTGGAAGCTCAAATAATACTTCTTGGGCATCTACTAGCGGAGGAAACATACAAATACTACAAGCAGGAACTTATAGGGCAGTAATAGGACATGGTAACAGTTACTTAACTGGCTATATGGCAAGTGGAACTGCTGAAATCAGGTTCGTTCAAAAAACTCCTTCTGCGGGGACCCTAGTCGCTGTTCGGGCTGGAATTGGGAGCGGTCAGTCTATTTTTACTGCTTGCAATGGGTCTGGGGAGCTAAGTTGCACTTTTACAGCCGCAGCGAACGCTACTTTCGCTTTGGAACACGCTGCTGTATCAGGTAGCGCGGTTTACGGAGGTGGGGGGTATGTCGAGATTGAAAAATTAAGCTAAATATATGAAATACACGCCAATTTTTAAGCAATCTGAGGGTAAATTCTTTTTGGAATTAAAAGACCCCGACACTTACGATTTGATATATTCTATCCCCGAAAGTTATGACAGCCCAGATGACGCATGGTTAAGGTTGCCGTATTGGTTAGAAAAATTAACCCCTTCTACATGGGAAAGAGTGCGTTTTGAGCGGAACGCTAAACTTACCAAAAGCGATTGGACTCAACTCGCCGACGCACCATTGAGCCCTGAACAAAAGCAGGCTTGGACCGTTTACCGTCAAGCCTTGCGCGATCTGCCTTCGAGTTTTGCTACGCCTGAAGAAGTTGTGTGGCCTTCTTCTCCGCAGGAGCAAATTCCTGCGTGGTCTTGGGATCAAACATCCCCGCCATGGGAGCGAATTAACGAGTAAATGTTCACTTTTCCCACAAGCCCGCAACTTGGCGATACCGTCCAACTCGTAGATCGCATCTACCAGTGGAACGGCGCGGTGTGGCGGTCGATTCCGGTTACGGGGGCGCAAGGCCCCCCTGGGGCCCCAGGGCCCGCCGGACCCGCAGGCCCAGCCGGTCCCCAAGGGCAGCGAGGCGAGGCTGGCCCCGCCGGTCCAGTTGGCCCAGCAGGCCCCGCTGGGGCGAGCGGCGCACCAGGCGATCCAGGGCCTCCAGGCCCTGCCCCTTCGGGCACCGGCTTTGTTTTTGTGGAGAGCGGCGTGGCCTCCTCCACTTTGGACTTTGATGCCGGAACTTTTTGACTTTTCCCAGAACTAGCAGTAATAACCACATAACCCAACCCAATTAAAACATGGCTAATCCCAACCTCAAAGTAGTCCGCCGCCGCCTTACTGGCGCAGCCGGAGCCCCTTCCGACATGGAAGCGGGACAAATCGCAATAAATTCCGTTGACGAAAAAGTCTATATCCACAACGGCACTTCCGCAATCCCCGTTGCGGGTAAGGGCGAGTTCGTGGACAAAGGCTCCGAGCAGAGCGTCACCGGCAAAAAGAATTTCACCTCGGCGACCGTCTCCACCGCGCCAAGTGCTACGACCGATGTCGTTCGTAAAACCGATCTCGACACCGAAGTCACTGCACTTCAAGGTGCCATCACGACTGAGGCGACGACGAGAGCCTCGGCAGACACCGCTCTTGGTCTCCGCATCGACGCCCTAGGGAGCGCGCTGAACTATGTTGGCACTGTCAACGGTGGTGCAAACTCTGGCGCGGCGACTAACCTTGCCTCGCTGACCGAGAAGGACGCGGGCGATTACTACAAAGTAGGCACGGCAGGACACTTCGTTCTCGCTCCCGCAGCTTCGTTCTTCGCCAATAGCGGAGACGGCCTCGTCTTCAACCTCACTGGTGGAATCGACAAGATCGACAATACCAACAGCACTGTTGCAGGCACGGCGAACTACATTTCCGTTTCTGGTAGCACCGACACCGGCTACACGGTGGACATCGACAGCGCCTTCAAGACCCGTCTCACAACTGCGGAGACCACTCTTGCAGGGCTCGGCACCATGTCCACGCAGAATGCCAACAGCGTTGCCATCACCGGCGGCACGGTTAATGGCACGGCGATCGGCGGCACGACTGCTGCGGCTGGCGCGTTCACCACGCTCACAGCTTCCTCGACCGCGACCCTGAACACCCTGGCCAGTTCCGGCGCTACCCTCACGGGCGGCACGATCAATGGCATGGCGATCGGCGGCACGACTGCTGCGGCTGGCGCGTTCACCACGGTTTCGGCTTCTGGCAATGCGACCTTCAATGGCAACATTGTGGGTGACGGCTCGACCGAAATCACGGACTGCATCATTGACGCTGGAACATTCTGACGAATGGCTGATCCAGTCCTCAAACTGAGACGCACAGATGTCGTGGGGCGAATCCCCACGGCATCTGACCTCCCCCCAGGGGCGATCGGCTACAATATCGCCGACAAAAAAATCTACGCTCGGCACGATGACCCGATGGGGGCTGTCGTTCAGATCGCCGCTTCGGTCGCTCAAGGGGAAAAGGCGGACATCTCGATTTCCAAAAACCCCTCGGACGCCACGCCCGTCAATACCATTCGGGTTCTTACGCAGGCGGAATATGACGGCATAGTTCCGAAAGACGCGACCACCCTTTATTTTATTAAGTCGTAATGCCTGAATTTATTAAAGCGTATCTTGGAACGACTCCTTTGTTTTCAAACGAAGCGCCTAAAACATACCGCTCGTCGGATTCATACACCCGCCCTGCTGAATGGTTGGCCCTCCCGTCTGCCGCCGCGAACGAGGTTCGCGCCCTCCACGCTGTTTTCGACAATACGGAAAATTTTTGCACGGTTCGGATGAATACGACCGATGCCTCGACTTATTTTATTGATTGGGGCGATGGGCAAATAGAAACCGCAACATCCAATTCGCTTCGCACTCATGTCTATGACTATTCTAATGCGGCTTTGGATTCTGCAACCGTAACCAAGTTCGGTTACAAGCAATGCTTAGTTCGCATCTATCCTCAAGCCGGGAAAACTTTTTCCAGATTTGACCTCGGCGTGAAGGCTACTTCCCCAGCAGGTTTGCAAACCTACTCAAGTGGATGGTTGGACATGAATATCAACCTGCCGAATCTTGTGGCTGGACTTAATCTAGTCCTCGGAAGCAGTGCAATTAGGCATGGTTTCTTGGAAAGAGTCAACATCACATCTTGGGGCGCGATAACCTCATTGAACGGAGCTTTTAGGCTATGCGTTCGGCTTCGTTCCCTAAACGAGCATGAATGGAACACGACTAATATCACAAGTCTTAATGGGGCGTTTTTTTCATGTTGGGCTTTAACGACCCTTGATGCTTCAAACTGGAACACGGCAAATGTCACGAACTTTGGGGATATGTTCCGTGACGCTATCGCAATCACCGCCATAAAAATGCCCCCTCAATTCATCACCCAGACTGCAACCGTGATGGTGAATATGTTTTTTGGTGCGAATAGTCTGCAAGAGCTGGATTGCTCGAATTGGGACACACAAAATGTAACCTCGCTCGCTTATGTTTTCAACGGATGCGCCCTACCGCGAGTTGATGTTTCAAACTGGAACACTGCCAAGGTCACCACGATCAACAATATGTTTCAAGGTTGTATTTTATTGCAATCAATAAATTTAACAAACTGGAACTTGAATCTCTGCACCAATGCTACCACGGCTTTTAACAACTGTCCCAGCCTTCGTGAATTGCTGGGGTGCAACATTTCTGCCGCAACCTCCCTCGGCACTCCGTTTCTTGCAGGATGCAACTCGCTTTCCAAGATGACTTTAACCGGCATGAATGCGACATTTAATGTGACTAACTGCAATTTGAGTGGCGCGGCGCTGAATACGATTTACGCCAACCTCTCATCAAATGGAACGGGCAAAACGATTGGCGTAGCTGGGAACCACGGCATCGCAACTCACGACACCTCAATCGCGACCGCAAAAGGCTGGACCGTAGCAATAGTTTAATATGGACGATACATCCGGCTTTTACAAAAACGATAACGGCGAGCTATTATATGGCACTAAAATTTACGGGCCATACGAGCAATACCTCCTAACCAAACAGGAAAAAAATAATCATTCGTATCCTGTGGACGGGTGGCATTGGTTCGACAGCGAAGAGGAAGCGCGAGGAGCTTTGCTATGACGCCCGACGCCGCTCTTAACACGATCTCGCACATCAGTAGTCAAAGCGATCGGTGGATATTTGTCGCTTTGTTGGCGATCGGGATTTTTGCCGCGTGGATGTTATTCAAGCATTTCACTGCCCGCGAGCAAGCCCTCGAAGCCAAAATCGACCGGATCGGCGCGGAGAGTCGGGAGCAAAACCAGCAGTTCATCACTCACTTGCAGACGGCCAACCGCGAACTCACCCAAATCCTCACCGAGACCAACGCCACGCTCCACCGGAACGCGACGCTCATGGAGCGGGTCGAACGAAAGCTCGAAAAGAGTTTATGAATAGAGCCCTACTATTTTGTATCACATTAGTATTTACCGGCTGTGTCAGCGTCCCCATCCCTCCGATCGGCGATCGCGTGGGAGAATTAGGCAACCTCAAACTCAGCGTCAAAGTTTCCTACGAACCCAAATCCTCCCCCGAACGACCGCCGAGCGATTCCATGGCTTTTGCCTGGGAGCAATTCGGCTTAACGCAACCCAAACTGTTAAAAGACAAATGAAAATAGTAAACATCGTCATCGAACGACTCAGTGAAAATTCCACCTGGCGCGGGCTCATCCTCGTCGTCACCGCCCTAGGGCTCCGTTTGGAGCCAGAGCTTCAGAATCAGATCGTTGCGGCGGGCCTCTCACTCGTCGGCCTCATCAACATCGTTCGCAAGGGTAAGTGACCCAAGAGCAAATCCAGCGGATGCAACGGCGCATTGGCGTCGTGCCGGACGGGTTCTGGGGCCCCAAGTCCCAGGCCCGTTGCCGCGAGCATCTGCGCTCGCTGATGCCGAGCCCGAACCCATGGCCGCACTCCACGCAAGCGGCGCTCCGTGAGTTCTATGGCGAGCCAGGGGATGAATCGAACCTCGTCACGATCGAGTTTCCCTTCCCCATGTATTACGATGGGAAGCTCGTCAAAAAATCCCGCTGCCATCTGAAGGTCGCGCCTTCCCTGACGCGGATTCTCCAAGCGATCGGGAGCCTGCACGGCAAAGATCGCGAGGTCATGGAAGAGGCCGAGGACTACGGCGGTATCTTCAACTTTCGACAAAAACGCGGCGGAAACTCGTTTTCTGTCCATGCTTGGGGGGCGGCAATCGACCTCGACGCCGACGACAACACTTTTCGCGACACCTGGCCGCTGAAGGCCGATATGCCCCTGGAGATCATGGAGGCTTTCGCCCGCGAAGGCTGGCAGAGCGCCGGAGCCTTCTGGGGCTACGACGCCATGCACTTCGAGGCGACCCGCCCTAGGGCTTGAATTTATGCCAAAAAAACAACCCGCAGCCAACAATGTTTGGCAGGAGATCGAACGCTCCTCCACGACTCGCGCCCACCGCTCCGAGGTGGACGACCTGAAGAAACAGATCGCAAGCTACCAGCAGGCGATCGAAGAGTTGAGCGCCAGCATGGATGTCGCGTCCCTGCTGAAGGAGTCGCCCGCAAGCAACCGCACCTACGCCATCGAGCGCAAAGGCAAATCCTCCACGGAATCCGCCGCGGTTGTCGTAGCGAGCGATTGGCACTGCGAGGAATCGGTCGATCCCCGCACGGTCTCGCACCTCAACACCTTTAACTTGGAGGTGGCCGATCAACGCATCGAGCGGTTTGCCAAGTCGGCGATCCGACTCCTCGAAATCCAGCGCGGTGGCTGCGACATCCCGATTTGCATTCTCGCGCTGTTGGGAGATTTGATGTCCGGTTTTATTCACGAGGAATTGCGGGAGGAAAACGAACTCACTCCCACCCAAACCGTTCTGTGGCTCAAAGAGCGCGTGGCGAAATTCATCAACACCTTCCGCAAAGAGGGAGGCTTTGACCACATCATCATTCCCTGCTCGGTGGGCAACCACGGTCGCACCACAGTCAAGCCCCGCCATGGGACGAGTTGGAAGAACTCCTACGAGTGGCTCCTTTACAAAATCTTGGAGCAAGAGATCACTGACAAGGTGACATGGGTTATTGGGGAGTCGTATCACACCTACCTCGATGTCTATGGCAAGACCTTCCGCCTGCACCATGGGGACGGATTGAAATTTCAGGGGGGCGTGGGCGGGCTCACCATACCCGTCGAGAAAGCCATCTCAAACTGGAACAAGGGCCGCGTAGCGGACCTCGATATTTTCGGGCATTGGCATCAGAGCCAACAAAATCCGAAGTGGGTATCAAACGGGAGCCTCATCGGCCACAACGCCTACTCCATCGCCATCAAAGCGCCCTATGAACCGCCCCAGCAAACGCTCTTTCTTTTCAATGCGAAGCGCGGACGCACCGGCACCTGGCCCATCTTTTTAGAAGATTAACCCTGTAAACTTATGAACCCTTGGAAAGCCCTCGTCGTTAAACACAAAGCCAAAAGCGTAAAGCCCATCCCCGAGGGGTGGCTCACCCGCGCCCAAGTCGCCGAAAAACTCGGATGCTCCGAGTCCCGAGTGAACGAAAACCTCCGCTCGGCGATCAAGGCCAAAGATGTTTTGATGGATAAATTTGCGGTGTGGGACGCGCTCGAAGGCAAGGTCGTTTCGATCCCCTGTTATTCGATCGCAACCCGCAAATCCTCGGAATCGGCTCCTGCGAAAAGCAAACGCTGGCCTTACCCCGTGGGAACCAAGGTTCGCCGGTATGACAGCACCCAAACGGGGGTGGTGATTTCAGGCGGGCGCATCGAGTGGGCGAACGGGCACATCAGCACGCCAAAAGGTAGCTCGACTCAAAAGATTCTCGCAGTGTGAAAAAAACCTCCGGCAGAGTCCGAATCCGTGGCAAGTGGTGGAAAATCGAAATAAAGCGGCTCGCGCCTATCAAAAAAGAAGGCGGCTGGTCCTCGCTCCACGGACTCTGTGATTATTCCAAGCGAACGATTTACTTGAACCCGCAATTCAACATGAAGGCGACTCTGCGGCATGAAGTAACCCACGCCTGCCAGCCCGACCTGGACGAGCCCACGGTGGAGGAGATCGAGGACGCCCATGAAAATGCCGACAAAGTTTTTGAAAAACTGGTTGCCGAATGTTAATAACCTTGTAGAATAATAACCCATGCTGCTTGTCATCCCGTTTGCCGAAAAGTCTCTGCCTCTGTATCAGCACCTTTTTTCCCTAGGGGGCGTGGCGATGCACGATGTTTTGCTGGTCGGCGGGAACCGCGATGTCGCCGAGATCGAGAAGGCGCTCAACATTTTGAAGGGAGCTTTTGCCAACGCGGATGTTTTCACAGGCGACCATGTTTACACCTCGCGGAACAAACTCTTTCACGACACGGCGCACTACCTCGACCTCGTGGGCTGCACCGATCCGTGGTATTGGTTCGACGAGACCTGCTGCCCGCTGCGCCCTTCATGGCTGACGGAGATCGCAAAGGAGTATTTCGCCGCGAAGATGCCCTACCTCGGAGCCACCGAGCGTAGCGTGGAGCGCAACCCTGCCACGGGGAAGCCCTATGAGGAGCCGCCGCGCCTGATCGCTTCGTCGATCTACCCGCCCGATCTTTACCTGCGGAGCACGCTGATCCGCCGCTTGGGCTACGGTCCGAAGGAGACGCCGTGGAATGTGACGATGCGGTTCGAGATTCGCAAGGAAGCCGCGACTTCCAAGCTCATCCAAAACCAAGCGGGCACCTCGAATTATCGGGGTGGTCCTGATGGGAAGTATTTTTTCAAAGAAGCCCCTGGGGTGAACGCCGAGCCGATTGCCCCGCACACGGCAGTCGTCGCCGGAGTCTCCGATGGGTCTGTGCTCGAAGTCCTCAACCCCAAGCCCAAACCGGCCAAGAAAAAATCCGATGAATCTGAACCACTCTCCGCTTGAACTGAAGGGGCTCGACCCCGTGACCGGCGAAGTCCCTTGCGCCCGCGTGGGCGATGTGGACGCCGCCCGCTCGATTTACCTCTCGCTGAAAAAAGCCGACGAAGGCAGCAGCCGCAACCGCGCTTTGATCGACGGGATGTTCAACGGAGCGCCGCCCTTCAACGCCAACGATCTGAAAGAGGTCGGGCAAGGCGAGCGCACGAATCTGGATTTCGGCGAAGCCGCCGCGCTCAAGGATCAAGCCCTCGCAGGCTACTACGATCTGACGAACTCGGTCGATATGCTCGCCCGCGTTCGCACCACTTACGGAAGCCCCGAGCAAGCCGCCGAGTGGAGCGAAATCATCGGCGAGGAGTTCCACCGCACCCTTCGCGGATGGAGCGAGTTTGAATTTAACCACCAGCGGCTCTCGGATTATTTCGTGAGCCACGGCGTCGGTGTCTCGTATTTCGAGGACGAACTGGATTGGCGCTGGCGCGTAACGGGGCTCAATGAATTTCGCATCCCCCGAGGCACGCGGGCGAGCGAGGCCGAGATCGAGGTCGCCACAGTGGACCGCGAATACCGCGCCGACGAGCTTTACGGATTTATCCGCGACCCTGAGATCGCCGCCTCCCTGGGGTGGGATGTCGCCACGGTCAAAGAAGCCCTGAAGCGGGCTTGCGCTCAAGACACCACAACCTCCCTGGGGGACTGGGAGAAATTGGAGGTAGAGCTAAAAAACAACGACATCCTTTACGGCACTGCCAAGAGCAAGGTCGTTAAAGTCGTTCATATGTGGGTGAAGGAATTTTGCGGCTGTGTGTCGCATTTGATTTTCCTGCAAGAGCCGCTTCCCACCGATGTCGGCGCGATCAAGGAGAGCTTCCTTTACCGAAAAGAAAAACGCTTCGACACGCCGACGCAATGCTGGGTGACATTCACCTACGGCGTCGGCAACGGCACCTACCACGGCATCCGCGGGCTGGGCTTCAAAATCTACCCGCACATTCAAGTGCTCAACCGCCTGCGTTGCGGCATGGTGGATGGGGCGCTGCTCTCCTCCTCGCTCATCGTGCAGCCGAGCGACAGCAGCACTCGCGCTCTCGATGACCTGACACTCACCTACTACGGCCCTTACGCCCTGTTCCCGCCTGGCTTGAAGATCGTGGACAAAGCCGTCCCGAACCTTCAGCAGAACATCATCCCCGTGATTAACGACATGGCGATGCAGATGAGCAACAACACGGGGGCCTACCAGACCCGTGCCAACACGGGCGACAGCAATCAAGCCCGCACCGCCTACGAGGTGAAGGCGCAGTTGCAGAAAGAGGCCGTGCTGTCCAACGCCTCGATCAACCTTTTCTACCACCCGTGGAAGCGGCTTCTCACCGAGGTCTTCCGCCGCCTCACACGCCGCGATTACAACGCCCGCGAGCCAGGCGGCAAGGAAGCGGTAGAGTTCCGCAAACGCCTTCTTAAACGCGGCGTGCCTGAAGAAGCGATTCACCGCGTCATCAATGTCGAGCCAGTGCGGGCGATCGGCTACGGAAGCCCCGCGATGCGAATGGCGGCGATTGACGAGACCATGTCGATCTTCGGCTCGCTCGATGAAATGGGCCGCATCAACCTGCTCCGCGACCGCGTGGCGGCTCGTTTCGGACAGGAAGTGGTGGACCGCTACATTCCTTCCCCGCAGACGACGCTCCGCCCGCCATTGGATTTCAAGATCGCGGTCTTGGAGAACGCAACGATGTCCACGGGAAGCCCGATCCCCGTGAGCCCTGGGGAAAATCATTTCATCCACGCCTCCACCCACCTCAACGCGATGGACCAACTCGACCGCGCCGTGGCCGAGGGAGCAAGCAACCCGATGGAAGCATTGAGCGCCTTCAAAATGTTCTTGCCGCATTTGGGCGAGCATTTGTCCCAGTTGGGCAGCGACCTCGTTCGCAAAGACCAGGTCGCCCTCATGCGCCAGCGCCACCAGCAACTCAGCGCCAGCGCCCAACGCCTCGCTGACGAGTTGCAGGCGATGCAGGAGAACCAGCAGAAAGCCCAACAAGCCGAAGCCGAGCGCCAACAGACCGCCCTCATGGCCGAGTATCAGGCGATGCAGAAGAAGCTCGCCGAGTCCGAGCAGTTGAGCCCTGAGGCCCAGCAACGGCTTCTGGAGCGCCGCGCCGAACTGCAAATGAAAATCGAGAAGCACCAAGCTGACCTGCAAATGAAGGACGCGCAGACCGCCCAGAAGCTCGCTTTGGAAGACGCCAAAGCCGCCGCGAAGATTCGCTCGATGACGACTCCCGCCACTCCACAACCATGAGAGACTACCGCGCCGAATACGACAACTACCACGCCCGCCCCGATCAGAAAAAGAAACGGGCGAATCGCAACGCCGCCCGCCGGAAGCTGGCCCGCGAGGGCCGCGTGAAGAAAGGCGACGGGATGGATGTCCACCACAAGGACGGCAACCCGCTCAACAACAACCCTGGCAACCTGCAAGCCCTGCGGGCGAAAATCAATCGCTCCTTGAAATAAATGCCGAGCGCCTTCGACATGGCGAAAAGTTTGCTTACCGACACCGCGAAGTGGGCCAAGAAAGGCTTCAAGCTCGCCTCGGGCGAGGTCATCACGAACCGGTTCGAGCAGTGCCAAGCGTGTCCATTTTGGAACTCGAAGGCATGGGGTGGCTCCGGCAAATGCACGGTCTGCGGCTGCTCGACCAAGGCCAAGCTCGTTCTCGAAACCTCCAAATGCCCGAAAGGGAAATGGTAGATGGGCCGATTTCTTTTCAATCCCTTCACGCAGAATTTCACGGTGATCCCGAAGCCGCAGGCCGAAGGGTTTTTCCTGCTCGCGGCCCGCAATGGCAAGCTGGAGTGGGTGGAGCGGGAAGACCCGATGGCAAAGACCGTGACGATCGGCTTCACCACCACGGCGACCCGCGAGGTGTCCTCTGTGGGAATCCTCCCCAGGGTGGTGATCGCCCGCGCCGATGCGGCCTATGTGAAAACGATCGAAGACCCAGGCACCTACACGCACGAGGTCTTGATCGACGACACGGCCAGCAGCACCGCCTCCTACGCGGTGGGCGTGTATCTCGCCCCCGACCAAGCCGCCGCCATCACCACGCTCCCCAGCACCGCCATCACCGCGTCCCCTGTGGCCGACAGCAACGGCGACAATGTCGCGTTTATTTATGTGATGACCTTCACGGGTGACGCCTCCGTGAACATCGACGCCTACGACTCACCATGACCACGATTGAAACCTTCCGATCCAGCGAGGTGCTTACGAGCGCCTTCGCCGACCTACTGAAACGCCCCGAGATGAAAGCCGCCATCGAGGCGCTGCGCCAGTTGGGGTGCCCCAGGGAGATCGCTCCGCCGACCGGCGTGGGCTTCTCCGAATGGAACTCGCACCAGAACACGCGCTTCGAGGGCTTCAACCAAGCGATCGACGCGCTCCTCGCCCTCGGCGTGCCGATCAAGCCGCGCAAGAGCGATAGCGACCTCATGCCCAGCCTCGAACCCGAGGATTGAACTTTATGTCAGACACCACCGAAACCACACAGACAACACCCGCGCCCGAGGGGGAACCCCAAGGCAAGGGAGGAATGATGAGCTTCGACGCCGCCGCGAGTATCGCGGACGCCTTCGCCAAGCTCAAAGACGGCGACGCCGCCCCCGACGCGCCGATCGAAACCGAGCCCACAGGGCCCACAAACCACTCTGGGGACAAAGGGCCCGAGGGTGAGGCAGGCAAGCCCGAATCCGAGGAGAAGGAGATCAAAGTCCCCACCTCCGACGACCTCGCCAAGCTGCGCGGGAAAAAAGCCCCCGCGAAGAAAAAAGAGGAGACCCACGAGCCTTCGGAAGATCGGGGCTTGGAGAATGCCAGTGAGAGCGCGAAGAACGCTTTTGCCGCCATGCGAAAAGACCTGAAGGCCGAGCGGGAAAAAGCCGCCGCGCTGGAGGCCCGCCTCGCCGAGTTGGAGAAATCCAAATCCGAGACCGACCCCGAGGAGGTGCAACGCCTGCGCTCGCAGAACGAGGAGTATGAGCGCGAACTCCAAGTCGCCCGCGTCGAGGCCACCAAGGAGTTCAAGGACGCCGTGGTCGCCCCCATGCAGGCGATCCGCGAGTCGATCAGCCAGATCGCCTCGAAATACGAGATTGTGGAAGCCGACATCGTGAACGCCTTCGCTGAGTCCGATGCCAGCGCCCGCGCTGACAAACTCAGCGACATCGCCGCCGGAATGAACGACCGCGACAAATTCGCCCTCTACGACTTGGAGACCCGCTTCGCCAAGGTGCAGAGCACCCGTCAGAAAGTGGTCAACAACGCCAAGCTGGCGCTGGAAAAAATCGAGCAACACCGTGAGGAGCAGTCCAAACTTCAAAAAGAGGAATACGGCAAGCGATACAACGGCGTGGTGGACAAGGTCATCGAGGAAGGCCGACAGGCTGTGCCGCTCCTGCGCCCGATCGACGGCGACGACGAGTGGAACGGCCAACTCGCCGGAGCCGAGAAATTCGTGCGCGAACTCGACTTCGAGGGGCTGAACGAGGATTCCCGCGCCCGTGTGGCTTATCGCTCCGCGGTGGCCCCGATCATCTACGGCCAATTCGTCTCGCTCTACAATCGGTATCAGGAACTTGAGAAGTCCCTGGAGAAATACCAGAAAGCGACCCCCAAGGCGGGCGGAGGCGGCAGCGCCCCAGCGGCCCCAGCCAAGGAGGAGTTTGACGACTTCATGTCGGCGCTTAAAGCCAATCTGCGCTAAGAGCTTCCCCTCCCCATGACCCCACAGGGACTTAGTCTCTGTGGGGTTTTTCTTTTTCGCAACCTCTTGAAAATTGTCTGTTGACTTTGCGGGATTGCAGGGTTATTACATTCCTGACGCTGCTTGCAGGCGGTAACTGCATGGACATTACTTGCGTGTAATTCCGATCCCCGCACGGAAAAAACGAACGAGGTGTAACAACCTCACAACCTCAACTTTTTGTTTTTTCTAATCCTATGGCAGCACTACAAAACATCGAACAACTTTTCGTGGAGTGGGGCGGTTTGATCCGCAACAATGTCGCGAAGAACATCGTAACCTCCGACTTCTACCTCAAATATCTTCCTAAAGATAAGTGGGTGGATGGTCAGGGCAACCAAGTCAGCTATCCTATTTTCGAGCGTTCGCTTTCCAGCGCCGCGGTCTCGACTCCAGGTGGCGTGATTTTTGAGAACTGGACCTCCTCGGGCGGCGATGGCGACAACGCCACCAAGAGCGGCACTTACACCGCTTCCCCGAACAACTCCAACCTCGTTGGAGCCAATGGCGGTTCTCTCTCCCGCAGCGGTATGCTCGGCGGCGGAAGCCACATCGTCGGTCAAAAGATCGACAGCTTCGGCGTGACCGTTCGCACCATGTCGCTCAAAAAGGCGGCTCTCAACAGCCCCGACATCAACCTCGATGACCTCCAATTCGCTTGGCAGGTCGAGGACCAGGTCAAGAATGTGATCCGTGTCCTTTCCGAGAACACCAAGTATGTCTGGACCAACACCTACCAGGACGAGTATGTCAACGCCTGCGGACAAAAATCCGTGGCGGTTGCCAACTTCGACCCCACCACGACCGACTTCGCGGCCACTCCGGCGACCTCGAAGCTCACCTGGGGCATCCTCGAAGCGATCTACGAGCAACTCGGCTACAACGGCGGGTCGATCAACCCGTTCGCCCGCGTGGACGAGATGACTCCGATCTATGCCGCTGTCGGCGAGCGTTACACCTTCTCGGACCTCAAGCGCCAAGACGCCAATGTCCGCGACGACTTCCGCTATGCCTACATGGGCAACGGTGACAGCAACCCGATGCTTTCGGCCCCAGGGCTGAACGCCATCTACCGTGGCTTCAAGTTTTTCACGGTTGAGTTGCCTCCTCGCTACACCTTCGACGCTGTGGCTGGTGACTGGGTCCGCGTGTTCCCCTACGAGCCCATCGCGACTTCGCGTGGTATGCGTTGGGAGATCAGCGCCGCCTACAAGGCCGCTCCTTACACCGACACCGTGATCTACCACCAGGATGTGATGAAAGTCCTCACTCCTTCGCCCCGCACCAGCAAGGGCGGCATGACCTACAACCCTGCTTATAGCTGGGCTGGCGAGTTCGTGTGGAGGAACATCCCTGACCGCGAGAGCAACATCGACGGCAACACCGGCTTCTTCCGTGCGCTCTACGCCTACGGCTCGAAAGTCGAGCGCCCCGAGTTGGGCTTTGTGGTCCGCCACCTCCGTTGCGTGGATCGTGCGAACGATCTCACCGACTGCGACGGCGACCATGTCTGCCCTCCGGCTCCTTGATTAGGTAAGCCTCAAACCCCGCCTCCGGTTCCCTAGGGGATCGGGGGCGGTCTTGAGGTTTGACCAACACATCAAACCCGACCAACCCACATGATTAAATTCCCGATGCCGGAAGGCTACACACTCCCCGAGGGGGCCGACAAAGGCACCTTCGAGGCCCTTGCAACTTTGGAAGTCGATGGCGAAAACCTCGTGCTCACCGCGATCGACGGCCTCCCCGTCGGCGGCGAGGGTGATGAATCGAAGGAGACGGACGAAGAAGACGAAGCCTACGCCGAGGCCACCAACCCCGACACAGGGGATTTCCAAAAGGCCATGGCGATGGGCATGATGGGACGGTAGTTCTCCATGATCGCCGACAAGCTCAGGCTCGTAGATGGGTTTCGAGGGCTTCCCGGCGGAATGGACGGGAGCCAAGACCCTGTCTTGACGCCCGAGACTTCGGTTTACTACGCCGAAAATGTGGTCTTCCGCGGAGGGGCGGGGCCAAGGACGCGCCCTGGGTTTCATTATGTGGACCTCTTCGGCACTTTCACCGCCATCAACGGCGGAACGGGGCTTCTGACAGGAGCCACGGTCGTTCAATGCGCGACGGTCTTCAACCCTCCGAACCGCGAGCCCGTGATGGTCTTTGTGGCGGACGGCAATGTGATCGCGGTCGATCTGGTCGGGAAGGAAGTGACCTATGTGAACACCGACCAAAACAACGCCATCGTGCCGGTCTTCACGAACCGCACGAACCCGTGCTACGCCTGCCAAGTCGAAGAGTTCTTGGTGATCCAAGATGGGGTTTCGACGCCTCGGGTTTTGGTTTTTACCGACTCCACAACGATGCGGTTGAATCTAGCGACCTATTATTCGGCAGAGACGCCGATCCCAACTGGGAAGCAGATGGCTTACGGGCATGGGCGGTTGTTTGTGACCACTCCGAACGGGCGGGAAATCACAGCGGGCGACATCGCTTTTGGCGGAAGCCTGACCTCGAAGGACATCGTCTCCTCCTCCGACGACGACCAAGTCGTCATCACGACCGCGACGGCGCATGGCTGGAATGTCGGCGACTATGTGACGATCTCGGGGCATAGTTCGCTCCCCGCGATCAACGGCACTTTCAAAATCGAATCCAAGCCCGCGACTGACAAGTTCACGATCGCAGCAGCGGTCGGCGTGCCAGGCTCGGGCGGGCAGGCGACGAAGTTCAATGCAGGCACTTCCTCCGACGCGCTCAATTTCAGCGAAAACACTTTTATCAACGAGGGCGGGAATTTTGTGATCCCGCTGGAGATGGGGCCTGTGAAGACGATGGAGTTCCTCCCGATCCAGGATGTGAGCACGGGGCAGGGCGACTTGATTGTCTTTGGCGAACGGGCGGCGACGAGTTTCGCGGTCTCCACGCCGCGCACGCAATGGAAGGAGACGGCAGGGTTCCAGCGGGTGCTGTTCTCCAACATCGGCTCACTGGCCGAGACAACCTGCACGATCAACGGCGACATCTTTTTCCGTTCTCGCGAGGGGAATGGCATTCGCTCCTACCGCAATGCGAGGGCGGAGTTCAGTTCCTTCGGGCAGACGCCAATCTCCGCCGAGATGGACCCGATCTTTGACAAAGAGGATTTGAGCAAGCTCTCCCGCGTCTCGATGATTTATTTCGACGACCGTCTGCTTATGACCTGCAAGCCTGCCACGGTGGATGGGCGGCAGGTCTACCGCGGAATCACGGCGATGGATTTCCGCCCCGTGTCGGCCAACAGTGGCAAAGGGTATGCGATCTACGATGGCGTGTGGGGCGGGCTGCAAGTGGTGACGCTGCTCACGGGGGTATTCAACGACACGCCCCGCGCTTTTGCCCTCTGCTACCACGGCGACGACATCGACCAGCATCAACTCTGGGAGATTACGAAGAACGAAGTTCAAGACAAAAATTCCTATCAAGGTAACGAGTATCGCTTCATCCGCTCGCTGGTGCTGACGAAAGCCTACGATTTCAAATCCCCCTACTCGGAAAAGAAACTCATCCACGGTGATCTGTGGTTCAGCGAGGTGGGCGGGTGGAGCCAGGAGAATAAAAAATTCACCGCCGACTTGAAATTCCGGCCTGACAACAACCCCAACTGGACGGATTGGGGTGACTGGGAACTTTGTTTTTCGGAGGACAACCCAAACGATCCGGGCGATGAACCTAGGGCGCTCCGGGGATACGCGCCACAACTTCGCGCCGTGGTGCCCGAGGTGACGACCAATGACTTCACCGACCGCACGATCGGGCGTGGGTATGACTTCAAGCTGCGCGTCGAATGGCGCGGGCGGGCGAAGCTGGAAAAACTCCTCGTTCACTCTTTGCAACTCGTCGAGCCCGTGGGCGCTGGGGTGCAACGCGACACGGGGGGCTGCGTTTTGGTTTTGCCCGACAGCGTCGAGGAGACTTTGGAAAACACCTACAAGGCGTGGGAGCCCGACGGGCAGACGCTCGACTACTTCATTCAACTCACAACCGGCGGCGTGGACTACCTCTCCACTGAAACCGGCGGTTTACTCATCGGCTACCAGAAATACATCTAATGGCAAACTCGACAATCAACGGACTCTCGGAAGTCACAACCCTCGCAACGAACGATCAGTTCGTGGTCTGGGCGACTTCGGCAAACGGAACGCGAAAAGTCAAAGGGGAGAACCTCGACAAGCTGATCTTCCGGCAACGGTCGGCGGCGACCGATCCTTCGGGAAAGATCGTCCCCATTGTTTCTTATGCGGGCGGAGTTCCGGTGGTGGAGGGAATCACTTTTGAAAATTTCACTGCCCCGCTAGGCATCGCCGACAACGCTGTGACATCCGCGAAGCTCGCGCCTTCGGTTCGCGTGAACGCTTGGGCGAAAAAAACCGCCAACTACACGGCTATCGCGTGCGACCGGATTGCGGCGGATACGACAGCGGGGGCTTTCACGATCACGCTCCCCGCCAGCCCTGCCGCGTTGGATTGGGTGCTGATCTCCGACATCGCGCAAAAATGGGGCACCAACAATTTAACGGTAGCTCGAAACAACAGCCTCATCAACGGGCTGGCGGAGAACCTCGTTTGTGACACCACAGGGGAAATACTGCTGCGCTACGAAGGAACTACTCAAGGCTGGAGGGTTTTTGCTTATGGCTACTAGCTTTCAAGCCGCCAAAGCGGCGCTCGCGCCGTATGTGGACAACGGGATTGACCCAGAGAATGCCCGCGTCACGGCAAGGATCAATGAGGCCCAGCGCCGGTTGATCGACCACTACAACTTTCTCTCCCGCCGCGAGGAGTTGGAGAAGGACCCGTTGGTCTATGTAGAAAATGGAACCAGTGGATACCTCACCCTTGATGATCTCGACGCGACCAAGGTGATGATCCTCGCCCTATGGCGCGAGGAGAACAACGAACTGGAAATTGCGACAGGGCTGGAGCAAAAGGCTCTGGCTTTTGTGGAGCGCAATCTCATGGCCGAGGTGCAACGCGCCCGCCGCGTCGTCACAGGCGAAGTGGGGCGGCTGCACAACGAGCTTCCCGAGGGGTTGAAATTCTCGACTTCGCGGTTGACGACTTTGCTCGGGCAGGCGGCGACGGAGGCAACGGCTCATTTGGAGTTCCTCCAAAGACGCGAGGAATTTGAGGGGCCGACTTTGACAGCCTCTTTCGAGGTGAGGAAAAAACTCGTCGAATCCTACCTCGCCACTTCCCAAGCGGCAGTCGAGCCTGCGATGGCGCTTAAAAAAGACGCGCTCGATCTGCTCGAACGCGACACGATCGCGGCGGTTCACCAACTCCGCAAAGCCACCACGGGCGAGGTGGGGCGGCTGCACAACGAGCTTGCCACAGGGTTGAAGGTGCCGACTTCGCGCATGACGACCCTGCTGAACCAGGCTGTGAATGATGCGATCGCCCATCAGAAATTCCTGCAAAAGCCGGATGACGACGACTTCGCCGCGCCGCCGATCACTTTTGAAATCAAGCGGGCGCTCGTGGAGAGTTATCTGGCCGCGATGGAGGGAGCCGCAGAGGTCGCCCTAGGGTTGAAGAAAACCGCGCTCGACCTGATCCAGCGCGATGTGGAGGCGCACGACCAGACGCTCCGCCGCACCACACGCTACGATCTCTCGCTCACCTCGCCGAACAGCTTCGGCTACCACTGGGGCCGCGTGGGGCTGGGCTTCGAGAACTCGCTCACCTTTTCCAACAACGCGATCAAGCGGGCGGTGACGAGCGCCGAGGAATCCCTGATGAACTCTGGCAAGTGGGTCGGCACGATTGCCGAATACACCTTGACCCTCTCGAACTCCGGCGAGGTTTTTCTCCCCAGGGAAATCGAGACTGTGCTGTTCGTCTCCTTCGACGGCGACCCGCGCCCCGTCCACGATCGGTTCGCCGAATACATGACCGGCGGCACCGGCATCCGCACGACGGAGAACCCTGGGCGCAGTGGCTTCTCCGACCTTGGCGACTCGGTGGACTCCGTGGATGGCAAGACGAAACGAAAATACTTTGTGACTGTGCCACAGGAGGACAAGGCGACCGTGATCCGCTACCTCGCCAAACGCCGTTTCGTGCCGCACACGAGCGATTCGGAGCCCATGTATCTGAACAACTACGAGGCGATCGCCCAAGCGGCGATGGCGATTCTGACCAACGGGCAGCAAGGGAACTTTGAAGCGGCGAAGCAACTCCTCGCCGCGCAGGTTTACCAGCAATACTTCAAGCCACAACTTTATGGGGTTCACAACAAACCTGTCCTTGCCTTGCGCTAGGGCATGGTGTAATAACAGCAAAGGTTATTAAATGGAAACCCGATCCGAACGCCAATTTCTAATTCTAGGACAGCCTAGGTCCCGCACGGCGTGGCTTGCAAATTTCCTTACGCGGGGGGATTCCATTTGCCACCATGAACTTAGCGGTCGTGGGCTGAATGCCGCCGCCATGGCCGCAGAGATGTCGAGGGGGGCTCGGTTCGTAGGGAACTCCGACAGCGCCGCGTCGCCAATCGTAGCAGAGTTATTGAGGCTTTTGCCTGAGCTAAAGCTAGTCGTCATCAAGCGCCCTATGGAGGAAGTTTTATCTTCCTACCAAAAAGTTGCCGGAGAAAAGCTAGAAAAACTACGGTCTTTTTTGGAAATCAACCAAAAGATTTTGGAAGGCTTGGAGCCGCAGGCGCTTGTCGTAAATTTCCACTCACTGTCTTCTGCCGAGACGGCAAAGAAAATTTGGAACCATTGTCTCGGGGGCTACATGGAATTTCCTACGGACCAGTTTGATTTGTTGCGGACTCTGAATGTGCAAATGGAGCCGCAGTTCATTCGAGGTGCTTTGAGAGGCGGTATGGAACTCCCTGGTCGCGTGGCCCCGCTTACAGAAAAAGAAACGCAGTTATTGGCACTGGTGTTAGAGGCGCACGCTAAAAGCGCCCTCCGGCAGAACATTTCTACGACCACGGTTTTGCAATGCGCGGCGGGCAACGGCACCTTGACCAATAGCATTGCGGCAGGGCTGCTAACTCTGGGCGGAACCCACGCTCCTTTAGAGCAATCCTGCGAGGTGCTGATGGCTAGTAACCCCGTCGAAGGGGCTCGGCTACTCGTTGCCGACGGTTACAAAGTTCCTGGCTGGGGCAACTCGTTTCATCGCGGAGAGCCCGACCCGTGCTGGGCTGAAGTCGATCAATGGCTCCAAGAGAATCGCCCAGATTTGTATGCAAAAATTCAAGCCGTCACCGATTTTCTCCGCTCAACTGGAAAGCCTGTGATGCCAAACCCTTCGACCTACACCGCAGCCGCCGCTTTGGCACTCGGAATCCCGCCTCGTTGCGCCGCTTTTTTGTTCATTCAAGGTCGTCTTTTGGAGTGGGTTAAAATTTTTATGAGAGGAGAAATCTAACATGGGCTTAATCGCAGGAGCACTCGTTGGGGGCGCGGTGATCGCAGCCGGAGGAGCCGTCGCCGCAGGAGCCATGCAGGCCGACGCTACGAACAGGGCCAATGCCTCATCCGCCGCGGCCACCAAGAAATACATGAAGCTGGCCTCGGCGGAAGCCGAGCGGGGCTACGGCGACATGATGGCGGCGATCGGGAAGCTGGGGGGATCGCAGTCGGGGCTTTCAAACACTTACATCGACCGCACGGGAAAGCTCGTGGATCAATACGGGCAGCAAGTTAAAGAAGCCCTGGGGAATTTTCCTGATTACTTCACCGGATGGAGTGGGGTCGTTGACAAAGCCGATCAAAATGTCACGGACTTTGAGACCCGCTCCCGAAATGTCATTAAGGAATCGGCGGATCAGACTTACGATTACAACCTCGGAAGGTTCGACGATTTCACCAATTTCGCGACCCGACTGAGCGAGGAGAACCAGAAAATCCGGTTGAACCTTGCCAGAGCGGCGACCCCGCTCTTTGACGAGACCCGCTCGCAGATGGCGCTCAACGACCTCCAGCTAACCCAGGGAATCGTGCCCGCCTCGGTGCAAGCCGAGATCGAGCGTGCAGCCGCCCAACGCGCCCTAGGGGCGGGAACCGGCGCGGGGAGCCAACTTAAAAACAACCTGTCGATGCGTGACTTGGGGCTTTCCTCCATGGCGGGGATTCAGCAGGGGCAGCAGAATTTCCAAAACCGCCAGCTTCAAGATTACAACACGCTCGTCGCTGGAACGCAGGTCGGGGTCGAAAATGTTTACAACTGGATGGGGCTCAATACCAACAAGGTCATTGATGTCAATAACGAGAACAGTTGGAAGCTCTTTGAGGCCCAGAAAGTGCCGCTCGACTACAAGATGGTCGGGCTCAACACCGCACTGGACAAGAGGTTCGACCTCGCCACGAACCAAGCGAGCTTCCTCCACACGACTTACTCCAATGTCTATGGGCAAGAGAGCGAGACAGCCCGCGCCATGGCCGCGATGGAGGCGGCAGCAGCAGAGGCCCGCACGAACGCCAAGCTCGGCATCGCGGGGCAGGGGCTCTCCAATGCCTACGCCAACGCCAACCGCTCCATGGCAAGCGCCGTAGCCAACGCGCAACTCGTGAGCAACGCCTCGTCGCAGATCGGCGGGTCTTTAATGGGATTTGGAATGAGCGCGTATGGCGCTGGGCTAGGCAAAGCAAGCGGAACAACAATTCCTTATGGCGATCGTTCGGGCTATTTAGCTGGCTTTGGAGGCGGATCGGCCACTGCCACAGATACCCCTGCAACCGTGAGGTGGCTCAATAAATAATTTATGAGAGGATTCGATGTTCCAATGATTAACCCCACCCTAGGGGCCAGCGAATACGGGGCCAACCTCGCCCAGTGGGATTGGAAGCCTTTTGACACGGCCATGAAAGCGGCGACGACGACTTTCAACATGGTCCAAAGCAACAAGGAAGAAAAGCGCAAGCAGGAGGAGTTCGAGTTGGAAAAACTCCTCTTCCCTTCCAAGCAGAAGGCCGCAGAGCTTCAACTCGTGAAAATGCAGTCCGAGATCAATGAGAATAATGCTAACGCAGAACGGCTTAAAGGAATGTATGACTCCAAATTTTTGATGGGTTCTGGCGTCTCAGGCTCCGTAATTGACGCAAGATATGGTGATCTCTTGAAAAACTCGCGACTTTGGCTTTCTGGTGATTCCGCACAGCCTGTGACACAAACGCCCCAGGGTAACAACCCTTTTAGTTTATACTCTGATACTTCATTTTTTTAACTTATGGCTTGGAATCTCGCAGACCAACTTAATACCGACATGGGCTCAGAGTCGCTTTTCGACAGTCTGCCCTCTGCGGTGGATCAATTACGAAAAGAAGAAGCTGTAAGGGTCATTGATTCAGGGGGTGATCTCAATGAGAACTCAAAGGGATCATTTGTTTCGGGGTCTAACATCGCTCCCTTGGAAGACATTAAAACCAGAGCCTCCGTGAACTCGGAACTACGAAGGGCAAAAGCGGAAGAGACTGGCAACCCCCTCGATAACTTTGAGGTTAAACAAGCTCCTCAACAATCGCCATCTAAAAAAGAACTTACAATAGGAGAAATTGTGGCAGAAGGCTACGGCTTGATAAGCCAAGTCCAAAAACTCAAGAATGGCAGGACCGGCGCGAATGCCCGCGAAGTCGCCAGAGAAAAAGCTATCGACGAGCAATTTATCGGTCAGGTGTATAGCCGCATGGGGGATTTGTTTGAGGAGCGGAACATGGATCGCAACCTTGTTAGTAGGTTAGGAGCTTTGCCAGGCGGCGGGTTTCGCACTGCGGAAGAGATCGACCGAGTGGATCGCATCCGCCGCGAGGGCGCTGTGCTGAAGGACGACAACGGCAATGAAGTCGTTATTGAAAAAGGACTCGACTGGGATCGGGCGTTTGAAGCTGATAAACTCGTTTGGGCTCAAGAGTTAAAATCCCGAACTAAAGGCGCTGGGGCTACCGAAGGAGATATTGTAGGGGAAATCAACAAAATCAATACCGCAGTGAAGTCGATTTCCGACGAGTATGGTAACGCTTTGCAAGGGAAAGAGGCAGAGTATGAATCTCTAACCTCGCGTAAAGACGCTTTGCTTAAACTTCCTACGGGGGTTTCTCGTTTCTCCGACCAGTTTAGCAGGCTTTCAGATCGCGAGCGTAAACTTAACCTAGCCTTCGCGAACGGGGTCAATTTTGGAGATATTTCAAAAGATTCTATTCCTCAAGAACTTGAAAAGCTAAACGAGCAAAAAATCACTCTGGCTATCGAACGAGCCCCGACATTTAACATGACCGACCCCGCCGATAAGGCTCGAATGCAGGATTGGCTAAGTAAAAACGAAACGAAGTCGCTGCCTTTTAATGCGATACTTTCTGATGGGGCTGGAACTTTTCAGCCAACTGGTAAAGAAAATGTCTATCGACGCTGGAGCCCAATAGAAAAGCAGTGGAAGATTGCGGACTTCAATAAGCCACAACCTGCTGCCGCTTCGGAAGCCCCAGAAACAAATTCTGAGTTTAGTAGAGCAGGGCAGGCGGGTCAAAAGATTAGGAAAGCTGGTGGGGGATTAGTGAGAGCAGTCAGAGGGGGTTCGACTTCGGTGGGCGAAGCTATTTCCAATGTTCCTTCCAGTGCGTTAAACGCGGGGGCTGCAATAGTCGAAACCGGCGCAGGTGTATTTAATGTGCCACTTAAAATACCTCGGACTCTTAATATAACTGACTCACTCAAAAAAATGGGGCTGCAAAGAGACGAAGACGGAACTTGGGGATCTGTTAAAAAATAAAAATGTTTACTTTCACTCGCGAGGAACTTGGGTGGGAAGAACCGGAAGTAGAGAAAACGCCAGCAGAGGATGAAAATGTTTTATCTACCCCAAAGTATTTTAATGAGGACGGAACCCCGATCGCCGATCGAGACGAAAAATCTCTTCCAAGAGCGCCCCACCCTTGGCGAGTTCACCGGCAAGATGCTGGGCGCTGGGACGGATCAGGTGCAGGGCTTGGGTTATGGGGTTGTGGGGCTGGCTGGCGATGTGGTTGGGTCGGAGGCGATCAAAGATTTCGGACTCGAAGGCTACCAGCGAAATATGCAGGATGCCGCCGTGGCCCGCGAAGAAGCAGGCATGGTGGATTTCGACGAGATCGACGGAGTCGGCAGCGCAGGGAAATGGGCGTATGGAACTCTTTTAGAGCAACTGCCCCAACTCGCCCCGACGCTTGCGCTCGGTGGAGCGGGCGGCATAGCTGGCAGGCAACTCGTTAAAAAGGGGTTGCAGGAAGTCATCGAAGAAGGCGTCAGCGCCGGACTCTCGCGCAAAGCGGCGGAAGCCGCGGTCGCCAATGCCGTCGCGTCCCGAGGCGGGGCGAAAGCCTTCCTCACGGGGACAGCGGATAAAGCCGCAGCCCGACAGTTGATGGAGGGTGGACTCTCCCGCGAAGCCACAGAAGCCGCCCTAGGGCGTGTCGCCGCCGGGAAGCTCGCGCCCCAGGTGGGAGTCGCTGCCGGAAATATCGCCTCCGCGCAAGCGATGTCGATGGGTTCGATCTACGGAGATACGGAAGATGCGGGGCTGGGGCTTGGCTACGGAGCCGTTTCCGGTGCGGTCGAGGGTCTCGCCGACACGGTGCTTTTCAGCCCATTTGCCAAGCGGGCTTTCGGCGTGGATGTCGCCGAGCGATCCATCAAAAACAAAACCCCTGGGACTTGGACTACCGAAACTCCAAATTCAAAAACCGAACTTACAATAGGCTCCCCAGTGCTGGACAAAGCCGCCAAAGGTTTCGTCAAAGGCGTGGCCGTGGAAGGTCCGCTGGAAGAATACCCGCAGACCTACATCGAGCAGTTGGCGAAGCTGAAAGACAACCCGAACTATTACGGCCCAGACGGCATCGACAGCGAACAAGCCAAGCGCGAGCGGCTCAATGCCGCAGCAGCAGGCTCCGTGGTTGGCGGCACCATTGGCCCCGTGGGTGGGGCGCTGGAGGCACTCGCCCCAAGAACCAAGAACGCGTTGCAAGGGCTCGTGCAGAAACCTCTCAGCGATCCCGAGACAGGGCTCCCCCCGAACGAAACCGATCCGTTCACAAGCGAAGCCCGCGAATACGAGCCTGAAGCCTACGACATTGGCAACGGCATCAATGCTCGCCGCTTCAAGATCAAAGGCACCGAGACGACCGGCTGGGCGATCGACAATCCCACCGAAGCCGTGCTCAAGGAATTTGGAAACAGTGGGTATGTGGATGATGGCAAACTCATCCTCACCGCTAACAGTGCAGGCAATACGCTGGCCGTTCGTGGCGATACCGCCCGCGCCAAGGCCCTAGGGAAAATCCAAGAGGACGACGATCAGGAGGAGCAATCCAAAGAACCCGAGAAGCGGGAACCCCTGGACTTTGACCCTTCCGTTCTCGACAACAAGATCGAGAATGAGGAGGGCGGTGTTTCAACTTCACTCTCTGTTCAAAACAATACGCTCACATCCCAGTTAAACCCCGTAGTAAAGAAAACCCCCGAAACCGCCCCATCCGATGCTGGAGTTCTCGACAACAAAATCGAGGATGAGGGGTGGCAAGGTGGGGCTCTTACCCAGCAAGACAACACCCTTTCAGCAATAGAACTCTCCAAGACCACCTTGGCCTTGCCAGAGGTGGACATCGTGAACGCGGTCGAAGACCCCGACGAAACTTCCATCTCGCTCCTCGACGACGCGCAGAAGTCACTGGAGAACGCGATCACGCAGATCGAGAAACGCGACATCCCCCACGCGGAGAAAGAGGAAGCCACCAAGCCGCTTTACGACAAGCTCGTTCAGGTCGATGAGATTCAGCAAACCTACACTCCAGAGAAAGCCCCTAGCGCCCTTCTGACTCCGACGACTCCGCTGGAGCAG